CGGGACCGATATAGATGAGATGAGTTTCAATTATCTATCGTCGATTCCCTGCTATATTGGTGAGTTCCAGATTGCCACTAATAATACCACTGGGCAACTAGTGTATAGCAAGGTCCTTTATCCCGCTGGGATGGGGACACTCAGTCCAAGCAATGGGTTGCTCTTTTGGCCGTCTCCCATGTGCTATATCTCCAATTTCTTTGCGTATTGGAGATCTGGGTTTGTGTTTACATTCAAATTTGTTAAGACTGAATTCCACTCGGGTCGATATGTAGTGGTCTTCAGTCCTGGCAGAGGAGTGTCAGACACATTTGCAAATACTAGCTATTTGTATCGTGAAGTTCTTGATCTGAGAAATTCCAATGAATTCACGATTACTATCCCGTATACGAGCACTGTTCCATATAAGAACTTTGACTCATCGATCGGGATAGTCAGCGTTTACGCTTTAAATCCGCTTGTGGCACCGTCAACAGTGTCCACTTCGGTTACATGTTTGGTTGAGGTTGCAGCTGACGATACGTTCGAAGTTGCAATGCCCCGTGCCAATTGGTACCAACCACTCATGTATATGCCTGGAACTGGCAGTCCCACCCTCATAGATGATTTAACAATTGACCGAGAAGTTTTTGAAGCTCAAGGTCTAGGTGAGGGTGTACAGGCCAAAGAAAAGTCTGCCACAGTCCAGAAACCCGCTCAAACCATCACGGGTACCGCTAACAATGATGGTAACCTTGCCTCCGCTGCATTTTGCATCGGAGAGAAGATTGTTTCGCTTAGAGCATTGGCGAAACGCTCGGCTCCATACTATTCTAGAGTTGCAGCTGTAAACAGTGAGACCACTGTTGCATTGCGACCTAAAATAGTGGCTCTTAAAAATGCTACAGACAATTCCTCAGTACAACCAGTATTTGGGGTTGATTACGTCTCAATGATAGCTGTTTTGTTCAACTATCAACGAGGCGGCCTCAAATTCACCATTTATGGCCCTGATGATTATATAAGGGCAGCTCTTAGTGAGAATTTGTCTGGTACAGCACCAGTCGTGTCTTATACTGCCGCGACAGAGGTTTCAACAGCGGTGAATCCTCTTGGAATTGCAACTGGCCCTAAGGTTGCAGGTGGACTTGCAGTCCAGATTCCGCAGTATTCTAGAGCTCAGAGTGAGATGTATCGGTTTTATACCGCTGCAACTTATCCTTTGACCCCTGATATCTATTGTTCCGATCTCCGATTGTTGATCAGAGGCACTCAGCCTTTGTCCCAACTAAGAGTTTTGAGGCAGGCCGCAGACGATTGGTCTTGTGGCTTCTTTACTGGATGTGTCCCTTTGGACTTGTCCGTACAAGGAGGACAGACCGCGGTTGCGGGATTTTAGGGGCCCATCAACAGCGCAAGGATTTCCCGTCAGGTTTTTCCTTGCCCTATGCTTACTTAGCTAACCCCCCTGACTGTTGATGGGGTGGCTAGGGTAGTGGGGGGTGCTCAAAACCCACTATGTTCATTTTTCTCTTTGTTAACAACTAGCAGGGGTTACGTGTTCTTTCGACTAAGACTCGTAGCGTTTCCATGGTTCCGAGGGGTACACAAATATTCTGTCTGTTCATGGTTCCTAACCCTCCCTGTGTTCTAGAGTTGTGCGGTTTTGTTAGGATCAACATCGTCGGGGGGCGAGTTGAGTGCCTTTTTAAAAATGTCCGTCCTGG